TAACTTGAGCAACTTCTATACTAATGTACAAAGCTTCGGCAATAATATTCTTTATCGAGGCATTCAAAATGGTAAGGCGATAAGAGAGAGAATTGAATACTCTCCATCGCTTTATATTCCATCTAAAAAAATCACCAAGTTTACCTCGTTAAACGGTGATTATCTTGACCAAAAAATCTTTGGCGATATTCATGCAGCAAGAGATTATGTTAAACAATTTGAAGGTGTGCCTGGTACACCAACAATCTATGGCCAAACTCGTTTTGAATATGCCTTTATTGCCGACCAACACAGCGGTATGGTCGATTATGATTTTACTAAAGTTCAAATTGCCGTAATCGATATTGAGGTTGGTTCTGAGAATGGATTTCCTGACCCGTATCAAGCAAATGAACCTATCACCGCCATTTGTATTAAATTTCTAAATCAATCACCTTTTGTTTTCGGTTGTGGCGAATATGAAGTACAAGGTAATGAAGTATACATTCGTTGTAAAGATGAATATAATCTCTGTAAGCAATTTATGGAGTTTTGGAAAGACAAATACCCCGATATCATTACTGGTTGGAATACAAAGTTCTTTGATATACCATATCTCATCAATCGATTCCGTAAAATTCTTGGCGAACCAGAGACCAAGAAACTATCTCCGTGGGGTTATATCTCTGAGCGGAATACTACAATCAATGGCCGGCAATTGACTGCCTATGGTTTACTTGGTGTCGAATCTCTCGATTATATTGAACTGTACAAATGGTATGCTCCTGGTGGAAAGTCACAAGAGTCCTATCGCCTCGATGCCATTGCTCAAGTTGAATTGGGTGAAGGCAAAATCTCCTATGATGAGTATGATAACCTACACTCACTCTATCGTTTGAACTATCAAAAATTTATTGAGTATAACATTAAAGACGTTGAACTCATTATTAAACTTGAAGAAAAATTAAAGTTACTTGAATTAGGAGTAACTCTTGCATATGACACCAAGACAAACTTTGAGGACGTCTTTGCACAAACTCGTATGTGGGATTCATTGACTTATGCTTATCTCTTTGAGAAAGGTATTATTGTTCCACCACGAATCACCAAGAGTAAAGATTCGGCATTTGAAGGTGCCTATGTTAAAGAGGTTCAAGTTGGTGCTCATGATTGGGTTGCTTCGTTTGACTTGAACTCTTTGTATCCGCATTTGATGATGCAATACAATATCAGTCCTGAAACATTGATTGAACCAGAAAACTATACAGATGAGATGCGTGAGATTCTTTCTGGTGGTGTTGATGTGAATAAGTTGTTGGCCAAGAAAGTTGATTTATCTAAACTTGAAAATGCAACAATCACTCCTAACGGTCAATTCTTTCGTACCGACTTTCAAGGTTTCTTACCTAAGATGATGGAAGAAATGTATACTGACCGTAAGAAGTTTAAAAACTTAATGTTAAAAGCAAAACAGGAATATGAAAATGAAAAAGATTCAAACAAACTTTATGAAATCGAAAAACGAATTGCTAAGTACAATAACATCCAGTTGGCCAAGAAAGTTTCCCTCAACTCAGCTTACGGCGCTTTGGGTTCTCAGTACTTTCGCTTTTACGATTTACGCATGGCACTTGGTGTTACAACTGCTGGGCAATTAAGTATTCGTTGGATTGAAGCCAAGATAAACACTTGGATGAATAAAATTTTGGAGACCAAAAATGTTGACTATGTTATTGCTTCTGATACTGATTCAATTTACCTACGAATGGGAGAATTGGTTAATAAATTTATTAAGGATACATCAGATAAACAAAAAGTAATTTTACTCATGGATAAAATCTGTGAAGATAAGATGCAACCTTTTATCGATAATAGTTATGGTGAACTTGCAGAGTATGTTCATGCTTATCAACAAAAGATGGAGATGAAACGAGAAGGTCTTTCCGACAAAGGTATTTGGACTGCCAAGAAACGATATATCCTTAATGTGTATAATAACGAAGGCGTACAATACAATGAACCACAATTGAAGGTAATGGGTCTTGAGATGGTGAAGTCATCAACACCATCCGTTATTCGTGGCAAGATGTATGATTTGATTAAACTATTGGTAACTGGTACGGAAAATGATGTACATAAATTTATTGCCGAGTTCAGAGAAGAATTTAAAAAGTTACCATCGGAAGATGTTTCCTTTCCCCGTGGCATCAACGGATTGGCTAAATACTCCGATTCATTAAACATTTATAAACTTGGTACTCCTATTCATGTTAAGGGTGCCATACTGTATAACAACTTTCTAAAACAAAATAATCTTACCAAAAAATATCCACTCATCCAAGAAGGCGAAAAAATTAAATTTGCCTATCTGAAGATGCCAAACCATTTTAAAGATACTGTCATTTCATTTCCTACAAGACTGCCAAAAGAGATGGGGCTTGACAACTACATTGATTATGATTTACAATTTGATAAGGCTTTCTTAGAGCCTATCAAAGTTATTTTAGATTGTATGAAATGGACAACTGAAAAGGTAAGTTCACTCGAGGACTTTTTCTCATGATATTCTTAACACTATTATCAGCACTACTACTATCAGGCATTGCAGCCTATTATTCCATTATTGGTTTGGCTGCAATCTTTACTGGTGCATTTTGGCCAATCGTTTTTATGGGCTCGGTTTTAGAAATGAGCAAGTTGGTGACTACATCATGGTTGTATCGTAATTGGAAAACCTGCCCACTTTTATTAAAATCATATTTAACATTTGCCGTTGTCATTCTGATGATTATCACCTCTATGGGTATTTTTGGTTATCTTTCAAAAGCACACATCGATTCTACCATGGATGCTGGTGCCAATTCAGTAGAAATAAGAACACTCAAACAACAAGAAAAGATTGCCAATGAACGATTAGAATATTTACTGAAACGTGCAGGCAATCCCGAAACGGCAACGGCCAATGTTGATAGACAAATTCAACAAACACAAAAAGAACTATCGGACATTAATAAACGAAAATTACCATTATTGAAAGAAGAAAATAAACTTGTGGCAGAAGTTGGCCCTATCAAATATATTGGTGACATGGTATACGGTACAGATGACGCCAATGCCATTGATAAAGCGGTTCGTTTGGTAATCATGTTAATTATGGTTGTATTTGACCCTCTAGCTGTGTTATTATTGATAGCAGCAAATATGTCTATGAATAGAAGTTCAGTTGGTAAACCAATTGTTAAAGATGGTGAAATTGTTGGAGTAACTGCACAAGATATTCCTGTGTTTGTTCCTGAAAAAGAAAAACCAAAAGAAACAGATAAGGTTGAAATAGATAAACAAAATATTGTTCAAATTGAGGAGAATATTCCAGAACAAGAACCAATTATAATTGATGAGGCTTCTGGTGAAAGTATTCCTCCAATATCAAAAAGCAAACGTGGATTTCCAAATCGGAAGTCTAAGATAGATAGTATGTATGTAGATGATGCTGAGTTGGCATTTCGTAAAAAGGAAAATAAATGAGTATACTTGACAAGATTAAAAAGAACAGCAGTATTAAAGATTCGGCTATTTTGTCCAAATCAAAGTTCTTTACTGATAAGGATATGATTCCCACTTCTGTGCCAATTATCAATGTGGCATTGAGTGGTAAATTGGATGGTGGTTTAACTCCCGGCTTAACAATGTGGGCTGGTCCATCCAAACATTTTAAAACTGCCTTCTCATTGTTGATGGCAAAATCTTACTTGGAGAAATATCCCGATGCGGCTCTTTTATTCTACGATAGTGAGTTTGGTACTCCTCAAAGTTATTTTGACAGCTTTGGCATCGATACTAATCGTGTCTTGCATACACCACTTACCGATATTGAGCAGCTTAAGTTCGACATTATGCAGCAACTTACACAGTTGGAGCGTGGCGACAGATTAATTATTATTATTGATTCGATTGGCAATTTGGCATCAAAGAAAGAAGTGGAAGATGCCTTGGCAGAAAAATCTGTTGCTGATATGTCAAGAGCAAAACAAGTGAAGTCATTGTTTAGAATGGTGACACCACATCTATCACTCAAAGATATTCCAATGGTTGTAGTAAATCACACTTACATGGAAATTGGAATGTTCCCTAAAGCAATCGTTGGTGGCGGAACAGGTTCATATTATTCTGCCGATAATATCTTTATTATTGGTCGCCAACAAGAAAAAGAAGGTACTGAGGTTATCGGTTACAACTTTATCATCAATGTAGAAAAGAGTAGATATGTTAGAGAGAAATCTAAGATTCCTGTTACGGTTCGTCACGATGGTGGTATTAGTAGGTGGAGTGGGTTACTGGACATTGCATTGGACTCTGGCCATGTTGTTAAGCCATCTAATGGTTGGTACTCAAAAGTGGACGCAGATGGTGTTATAGAAGATAAAAAATACCGTATCAAAGAAACTGATACGTCTGATTTTTGGTTACCAATTCTTAAACAAAAAACTTTTCAAGATTTTGTACAAAACACTTACCAGATTGCCTCAGGTAATATTATGCAAGATGATGTTACTCAAGCGTTTGATGTGGAGACCACGAACGGAGTAGAAGATGATTGAAGGCCTTGATTATTGTTTTATTTACCCTAAAGATGATGAATCTGCGGTACACATTCGTTTCTTAGACGGACCATACAAAGATACCGTTTTTAAATATGGTAAAGTAAAGTTTGATGAAAAAAATGACCAGGTCTATTTACTTTTTGCTTACGATGTGTTAGAATCCACAGTAGATAAGCCAAGAAAATTGGAAAAAGATGACAAGTTTAAAAATTACATTGGTGATTTACTTGTAGAAATTATGAGCGGTAATATGGAACAGGATATAATTGATGAAGCTGGAACAAGCGATACTGAAGAACCTAGTTTGTAATGAAGAATATTTAAGAAAAGTATTACCATTTTTAAAGCCAGATTATTTCTCGGACAGAACCGAGAGAACCTTATATAATGAAATTACATCATTCACGGAAACTTATAATCATTCGCCTACGACTGAAGCAATTAGTATTGCCATCAAAGAAAAGAGTAATCTTACGGATGATGAAGTTAAGGGATGTGAAACTTATCTCCAAGAAATTGAGAGTAATATCAAACCAGAAGCCGAGATTCAATGGCTTGTTGACAAGACCGAAAAGTTCTGCCAAGAGAAGGCCATATACAATGGTGTATTACGGGCTATTTCAATTCTCGATGGTAAAGACAAAAGCCAAGGCAAGGGTGCGATTCCCACTATATTATCGGACGCTTTGGCCGTCAGTTTCGATACAACCGTAGGACATGATTACTTAGAAGATAGTGATGAACGATATGAATTTTACCACAGAAAAGAAGAACGTATTCCATTCGATTTGGATTACTTTAACAAAATCACTAAGGGTGGCTTACCTGCTAAAACTCTTAACATTGCTTTGGCTGGAACTGGTGTTGGTAAAAGCTTATTCATGTGCCATGTCGCTGCGGGCGCCATGGTTCAAGGCAAGAATGTATTGTATATCACATTGGAGATGGCAGAAGAAAAGATTGCAGAACGAATTGATGCAAATCTACTCAATGTTACGCTCGATGATTTGATTGACCTTCCAAAAGATATGTATGATAAGAAGGTCGCCAAAGTCCGTGAAAAGACTTATGGTAAACTTATCATCAAAGAATATCCAACTGCATCGGCATCCACAACTCATTTTAGGACATTACTCAATGAACTTAATCTTAAACGTAGTTTTAAACCTGATATTATCTTTATTGATTATCTTAACATCTGTTGCTCTTCTCGTATTAAAGCCGGTGCGAATATTAATTCCTATACCTATGTTAAATCGATTGCAGAAGAACTTAGAGGGCTTGCGGTTGAGTATAATGTTCCTATTGTTTCTGCCACGCAGACTACTCGCTCAGGATTTACAAGTAGCGATCCAGGTCTTGAGGACACCAGCGAATCATTCGGACTCCCAGCCACCGCAGACTTAATGTTTGCTTTGATTACAAGTGAAGATTTAGAAGAACTCGGCCAAATCATGGTAAAACAATTGAAGAATCGATATAATGACCCAACATATTATAAACGATTTACAATTGGTGTTGATAGAGCTAAGATGAGATTGTATGATGTTGAACAATCAGCACAACAAGGTATTGCTGATGCCGGTAAAGCACCAATCGGTGCCTTTAATAAAATTCAACCACAAAAGAAATCGTTTGATGGATTTAAAGTATGATGGAAACTAGAACAAGGACTTTGGTTAAGACCATCATTTATAGGATTTGGGTCTTATGCTCAACCTATGTGATGTTATTGATAACAGGACAGAGTTTGACACAGGCTCTTGTTCCTACCATTATTATAAATTGTGTCTGGATGACATCGTATTATTTGTATGATAGACTTTGGACTCGTATTAAATGGGGTAGAGTATGATATTAGAAAGAGTTGATGCTCTCCATGTCGCAAAGGCATTCCATGATTACTTTAGTAATATTGGAAGTACCGAAGAATATATGCGTGATGAAAAATTGAAATCGGTTGCCGAAATTCCAGCATCATTGTTTCCACCAGAAGATGATTTGTTTTCTGATTTCTCCATGCACCCAAAAGACATGGATATTGAAGTTACCGAAATACCAGGTAGTCAGTTTGAAACATTACTTGCCATTACCTCATCACATATCAATAAAACACCAGTTGGTAAGAATATACAATTGGTAGTCAAAGAGAAGAACTCAGGAAAGATTCTAGGATTCATTCGGTTAGGTTCACCAGTCATCTACATGAAACCTCGTAATGAACTCTTAGGACAGGTCTGGATCCAACAGGAAGATACTGCCAAACGATTCAATGCTTCTACTGTTATGGGATTTGTAATTGTACCATCTCAACCATTTGGTTTTAATTACCTAGGTGGCAAACTTCTATCTGCCATTTGTACCAGTCATACAGTAAGAGAAATCTGTAATAAGAAATACGATATGAATGTTTGCCTATTTGAAACTACCAGTTTGTATGGAAGTACCAAATCTGTATCACAATATGATGGCATGAAACCTTATATTCGATTTAGAGGTTTGACCGAATCTGATATTGTACCAATGATGCACGGTGAACGATACACCGATTTGAAGGCATTTGTGGAAAGTAAAGTTGGAGATTTATTGGCGGGAGATACATCAAGTACCAGTAGAAAACTAAGAACTTTTACCAAGATGATTGCCTTAACAAAAGCCGCTCTAAAGGGAACATCTGAAGGCGATGCTTTCAACCTAACGATTGAGAACGCCAAAAAGTTGACAGAGAAAAAAAGATATTATACATCTGATTATGGATTCAAAAATTCAGTTGATTACATGAACTGTAAAACCGATAAACTTTTACCTGGTGAAAATTATGCCAAACATGAACTGGCCAATATCATTGAGTGGTGGCGGAGCAAAGCTATAAATAGATACGAAACCCTTAAAACTGAGGGTAGATTAAGAACAGAACTCGAAATCTGGACTTCAGGTAAAGACATTCAAATTATAAGATAACATGGCTACAAAAATAACCGATGATGGATTATCAGCAGTAGAACGAACAAGACGACAAGAATTAGGTTCCGCATGGATTATGCGCAGAGCATTAAAAGATAATCAACGATATTCATCGTGGGAAGATATTACGAAAGATAAAAAATATTCAGAACTTGCTGGTAAAAAAGGAATCTATCCTCAAGTTACTGTTGATTGGTTGAAAGTGTATTTTCTACAACAACAAAAGATGTTACAAGAATTTTCTAATCCTAAATTTACCGAGTTTAATAGAGAATATGGTTTTATGGACTATATTACTAAATTGGTACAAAAAGAATTTGGTATATCAAAAAAAGATACTTGGGATCCTGCGGATATTTGGTGTATAAAAAATGAATCTAAAGTTATTTCTGATATAGAAAAATTATTTAAGAAAAAACAATTTGAAACGATTAGCCAATTAAATGCTTATTTGAGAACAGCCTTTAAAGAAAGAATTATTGTTGGAATTTCTTTAAAGAAAATTTCAGGAAAACAAGCAAAGTATGAAGAGGTGAATGTTGACGGATTTGAATTCGAAGAAACAAAAAACCCGTCATTTAAAGTTTCTTATTTAAGAGTTGATTTATCATTGAAAGCAGGAACAAGTGGTGACACTTCATCACCCGCAGTTAAAAATTCCGACTTTTGGTTAGAAACTGAAGAAGATGGTAAAAAAGTTACTTACAAAATTGATATTGGACCAACTAGTGGTTCGAAATTCACTTTTGTAAAATTTGAAACAAAATCCACGGCAGCAACCAAAGCTAGATTAGGTAAAGCAAAAGCTGAGTATGTTAGAGGACTATTTCAAGAATATAAAATTCCAATCGATTCTTCAGCTTTAGATTATCCCAAAAATACTGCTGAATTTTTATTGAAGCAAGATGAATATGTAAAAATGTTTAGAAAAATTAAAGCAAATAAAAATATTATAACTAATGTTAAAGATGAAGAAGAATTTTTAACCAATATGAAAAATTTCTTCATGTATTCTTCAGGTAAATCTGGTAAATCAGTTTATGCAAATTCAAAATGTCAGCAAGTCGCTGTGTTTGCAGCTCTCGCCAAATTGCCAAAAGATAAATTGGCCGATTTGGGTACCAAGATTGCAATCGCCAGTCAGAAAAAAGGCGAAGAATTTGGTCCGTTTGGTAAATTATATTAAGGATAAATTATGGCACTCATTGACTTTGACAAACTAGCATCACAATACGATGATGATAATGACTTTGGATTCTCAGCTGTATCCGAAGAAGAATATAATTCAGTCATCAATAAGACCGCACAGACGGCTGACGATTATAAAGCACGATTGAAAGAAGTTGAAAAGATTATTATTCCTTTTCTTACCAAACTCCATTCTACTGGAGATAAAGAATACATATATTGGCCAAATCGTAAACCAATTATCGAAAAACAAATTGAAAGAATATTAAAACTAACGAAAGATTAATTATGACTGCAACCGTGATTATACCGACCACAGGTGTTCCTGAGGTTCGTGATGCTATCAATTCTGTATTAAATCAAACTTATCTCACTACTTGTTATGTGGTCGTTGATGGTGAAGAAAATTATGACAAAGCCAAAGCAATTGTTGATGATTATATACACGATGAACGCTTTCGTGTTTGTTATTTACCAATCAATGTTGGTGCCAAGGGATTCTATGGCCACCGTGTGTATGCCGCATTTACACATTTGGTAGATACTGATTATGTAATGTATCTTGACCAAGATAATTGGTTGACCAGCCGCCATGTTCAAAATTGTGTTGAAACTATTGAAAGAAGAAACCTTGATTGGTGTTATTCACTAAGACAAGTACACAATAAAGCAGGAGATTTTGTTTGCTTTGATGATTGTGAATCACTAGGTAAATGGCAAACATATCATGGTACGAATCACATTGATACAAACTGCTATTGCCTAAAGACTGAAATTGCTGTAAAATTGGCCTCTGCGTGGCACGGTGGTTGGGGCCAAGATAGAGTATTTCTTGGTGCAGTAACACAACACTTTCCTAAGTGGGATTGTACAAATGAATATACTGTGCATTATCGCACAGATGGTGGTAAAGGTTCTGTAACAACAGATTTCTTTATTAATGGTAACGAAGTAATGTTGAAAAAATATGATGGGAAATATCCATGGCGTCAAAAAACTTAATCATTGGCGGATTTACAAACTACGGAATCAATCAACTTAGACCTTGGGTATTATCTGCAAAGGTACATTCGGGTGATGATAATAATACTGATATTGTTCTAGTTTATGGCAACGCATCTGATGAAACTTTAGATTGGTTGATTGGACAAGGTATTGTTATTGTTCCTATGCTAGAGGTTCCGAATGTGCCAATCCATGTATTACGGTTTCTATCAATCTATGAATATCTCCACAGATATTGGCAAGATTATGAGTATGTGATTACCACAGATGTCAAAGATGTTTACTTTCAAACTGACCCATTTAAATTTCTAGTTAATCGTAAATTGGTTATTGCTTCTGAAGGTTTGAAATATAAAGATGAATCGTGGGGTAACGAAAATCTATTTCAAGCTTATGGTCAATATGTTTATGAACAATTTAAAGAAAATGAAATCTTTAATGTTGGAACATTCGGTGGCCAATCTGAATATGTAAAAGATATGGTGTTTCATATCTTCACTAACGGCATCAACCGACCAATTCCTATTTGTGACCAAGCCGTATTCAATGTGTTACTCAATACACAACCATTTAAAGATATTGCATCAAAAACAATTCAATGGGCAGCTGAACTAGGCACTATTATGGATCCATCAAAGATTGATGGTTTTAGACCTAATCTTCTTTTTGCTGAGCCCGTTTGGGAAAATGGTTTACTGAAAGATGTCACAGGACATATCTTCCCTATTGTACATCAGTATGATAGAGTACCAGAAATTAAAGCGTTTGTCCAAAAGAAATTTGGCCAAGAAGATGAATCACAGTACTTTATTTACAGGACATAATATGCAGGATTTTACTTTTGTTTATCGTACCGATAACGGAGCATTTGGCGCAATACAACCTAACACCGGCATTTATAGTCCTGCAATTGAACCATCAGGTCGTGGATTAGGCGAAATGGTTGCCAATAAGAATAAACCAGTTGTTTTAGAAATTGGTTGTGATTCAGGAGAAACAACACAATTTTTATTGGAATCAAATCCAGAATTAACAATTCATTGTGTTGACCCATATACTGATTTTGAAGATTGGAATGGTTCTCATGTTACAAATAGAGAATCGATGTATCAAAGTGTACTACAACGCTTTGCGCCTTATGGTGAACGATTTAAACAGTATCGTCAAATATCGAATGACGCTTTAGATAATTTTGAAGATGGCCAATTTGATTTAATTTTCATCGATGGTCTACACACTTATGAACAAGTGTCGTGGGATTGTGAAAACTATTATTCAAAAGTTAAAAAGGGTGGTGTATTTGCTGGCCATGATTTTGATGCCATTCCTGCCGTAAAACAAGCAGTAGAAGCATTTGCAGCAAAAATGAATAAAGTTATTATGGCTACTAATCATGATGTTTGGTATTGGATAAAGTGAAAACATTAATTGTAGGACAAAACAGTTTTATTGGTAAACATTTATTTCATAGTATCAAGAATGTGGATATTATTTCCTATTCCGATATTGACAATATTAATATGTCAGAGTATAATACTATATTAAATTGTGCCATCTCACCGGAGATGAAGTTTGATGATTATAGAGAATATCGAGATATAGATTACAAAGTGGCCTGTAAGGCACGACTATACAACTGCCATTTTATAATGTTGAGTACAAGAAAAGTTTATGGTAATTCCACAGAATTAAAAACATATAATGAAGAATCAGAATTAAATCCTTTTGATAAGTATAGTGAGAATAAACTCCGTTCAGAACAAAATATTTTAAAAGTAAATCCAACATCTACCATACTACGAGGTTCTAATGTAATTGGATTTGAATATGGCAGAAAGTCTTTCATGGGTTACTGTATGACCCAATTAAAGAACGATGATGAAATACTATATGAGATGGATCCAGATTTAAAACGAGATTTTATCGATATAGATAATGTATGTAAAACACTAAAAAAAGTAATTGAAGTAAAACCACAAGGGATTTATAATCTAAGTTCTAATATTGGTTTCAGTATTGGTGATGTATCAAAGTTGTTAATTAAAGGTTATGGTTCAGGTAAGATGATTGTTGATATCACCAAACAAGGTGAGCAGTTTATCTTAGACAATACTAAATTGGAGGCTGCTCTAAATACAAGTATAGGACCATTTGACTTTGATAATATCATTTTTGAAATTGGAAAAAAATTATGAAAATTGGATTTAATTGTTCGTCATTCGACCTTCTTCATGCTGGCCATGTTACCATGTTGAAGATGGAAAAACAACTTTGTGATTATCTCATTGTTGCACTTCAAGTAGACCCCACCATTGACCGACCAGGCGTCAAAAACAAACCATCACAATCAGTATATGAACGATATGTACAACTACAAGGTTGTAAGTATGTTGATGAAATTTTGGTATACAGTACCGAAGCTGATTTATTAAATTTAATTCAAACTCAAACAATGCACATTCGTTTTTTAAGTGAAGAATATCTTAACCGTGACTTTACTGGTAAACAATATTGTTTAGATAACGATATTGAAATACACTATCATAAACGCCAACACACATACAGTTCTTCAGAATTAAGAAAGCGTGTTTATGAATTGGAGAAGAAAAAAAATGAAGAACAACCCCGTGTAGAACAGCCACAACATTCACCTGAATTGATAAAACTATGAATAATGACGTAAGTATTGTAACATTCTTTTTTGATACCGGTCGTGGTGATTGGACACCTGATAAAGGTTTTCCACATTACTTACATCGCACAGTAGACACTTATTTTGAACGCTTTGGTTACATGGCACAATTAGATAACGAAATGATTATCTACACATC